CACATTACCTGTTTGAGTTTTAGTTAGATTACTAAAAGCGTTTGCAAAGGAGGATAAAGCAGTAGAAAATTCTGTAGATAATTTACTAAAATCTTTTTTTGTGATATCTGCAATCTGAGATTGATATTTCTTTGGAGTTGTATTAGCGAGGATAGCTTGAGTTTGTTGATCAGTAGGATTAGCTATAGCTCCTAGAGATACTTTTATTCCCTCTGGTGTAGGGCACGTAATCACTACATCTAGAAATCCATTATCAGCAGTAGCACCTATTATAGCTTCTAGAGCGTCTTTACTAGCGCTAACATCTTTAACTATTTGATCTGTAATACCAGGAATATTTTCTGTAAGAATAGCAATGCAAGAGGACGCCTTTGCAGAAGTGTTTAAAACTTGAACTCCGCTTAAAGACTCATTTAACTCTGTACCAAGACTTGTTGAGTTTAATGCTTGTACAGCAGAAGCTATACTTGATGTTTCTTTGCTAAGGACATCAAACCCAGATGTAGAGACTAAACTTTTTAATTTAGAATTTAACGCTGTAAAGGATGCCATTAACCTTCTCCATATGTAGTGTTAATAAACTTAGCTGACTTAAGCCGTTTTTCAAATTCAGCTTTATAAGCTTGTAGAGCAAGACTCTGTCTAGAACTACGACCAGCTACATTTCGTATACCGCCAGCTCTTGCATACTTTAAATAATATTTTAAGAAATCTGATTCAGAATGATAATCTAAAACTGTCTGAGGAGTTTCATATAAAGCAAGCACAGTCTCTGTATAATTTAAAATAGTACTATCATGTACTAGTCTATCATACGTTCTACCACGCTGCGCTTTTGGATCTTCTAATTCATCTACAACAAAGGATAGCTGCACTTCGAAATTTTTATAGCTAGCTCCTGGAATATTATTAGCATAGTTTATAAGGTTAGTTCTTCTAGGACCTGTCCACTGAGCTATACCATATCCACCTACACTACCAGACACTAAGGGATCTACCTCATAAGTATCAGGGTCTAGATCTGCACCTGCTTCATGCATAAAATTACCAACAAAGGCTGCTGCACAGTTTCCAGGATTACTAATATTACCTTTTGATTGAAAATATTGTTTAAAAAAGTTAAATGCTTGTTCTTGCCTTGAAGCGCCTACAAGAGAGACTTTTAATTCACCAGCACCAGTGGTTTGAACGCCTTGTTCATCTGTACTACTTGAAGTTTTAGATGCCTTAGGTTGAACATAAGGGTCTGGTTGCTCATCAACAATAACTCTTAACCCTGAATCGTGAGGTATAGATCCTAAGATAAGAGGGCTCTGAGAGTGTTTACCGTCTAAGAATATACCATAGACTTGAGCTCCCACTTGTATACCATCAGGCATAGTAGATCCTGATACACCACCTTGAGTAACAGGTACAACAACGGATGCCCAAGGTAGATCACTTATCTTAACTTTAGCTGTATCCTCGTTATGAATACCAAATATACGTACTCTAACTCTACCTAGGTTTCTTATATCACCTATCTGTGAAACTACTCCAATAAACCATCTGGAGTCATCACCATAAAACTCTGTGTTTATTGTTCTCATGATTCACCTGTCTTATTAGTAAGTTTAACAATATTTATTTTTAAATTATACTGACCTTCTGAGAATTGGTGTCTTGTTCTATAAACTAAAAACTTACCCGATTTATTTGTATCTACATCTCCTGATCTAACAGAACCGTCTGCTTGAGAAGCTGCTGCATAGTTTAAAGATATATTTGAACCCACTCCGATATTTAAGTTGGGTACAATATACGGCTGCCCAGGTACAGTTATTTCAAATACATTATTTAAGAGAATAGCTCTAAGTGCAGCTGATTTTATTTTTAGTTTATATAACGCTTCTTGTTTATACTCTTCAGCATATCCGGCAATAGGAGTTACTCCATCAGTCTCATAAAATTTTCTAGATGTTACTACTTCACTAAACACTTTAGAATTAAGGTCACCGACACTGTTTACTACACCGCTGCTTCTATTAAATTGTAGATCATGATCATACCCTACTGTTGATGATATATTAGACGTTGATTCAATGCTTTCTATAAATCTATTTAGTGTGTTTTTAGAATCATGTCTAGTGTTATTAGTTAATCCCGCAGAAGTTAAGTCTAGAGTTTTAAACTCTGATCCTATAGCTCCTCCTTGAGCAAGCCTTAAAGTGCTTTCAATTTGAGATGCATCATATGTCTTTACATGAAAATGATCTGTACGTGCAGTAGATGGTCCTGTCTGATCAGGAACAGAATTATGAGCTGTTTGGGAATATGAATAAGGAGTTTCTTTATTCCAAGCGTCTTTAGTCATCATACTATCTAAATCTTCTAGTCTTAATAGGTCATCTCTCAAAGATGCATATAAAAAATACGGTGCACCTAAGGAAGAAGACATTCTATCTCTAAGCCATTCTGTAGCTTGTAGCGGATTCCAGTAAGGGATGTTCACTTTCATACGTTGTTGACTAGCTATTCCGGAATTAAACCTTACAGCTTTATTTAAATGTGAGTTTAACACACTAATAACTATCTGTTCTGGTATACCTGTATATGATTCACTTATCTTCATAATAGAGCTTAAATATGCATGCTCTTCTATAAGAGTAAGAGTGTGTAGCTCTGTTCTTTCATTAACAGATATATTAGAAGCAATACCTGTTATCATAAATGTCTTTATAATAGGTTCAGCATTTTCAGATGCAAGTATAGTAAACGTAACTCTTTCACTGCCTTTGATGCCTACTACATCTCTAAATCTCACATCATCAACTAAAGCGCAAGTACCAGTAAGATAAGATAACTCTACACTTTCAAATATATTAAGTTCTGCAATAGACTTTGATATATCAATAGGCTTATTATCTAAAGAAGGGTTTCTATCTGCTGTAAAGATAGCACTATCAATAATGTATTGACTCTGAGATGTTTTAGTTGTCATAATTACTCTTTCAGTAGTCTAAAGTACTCACTCACCACACTTGCTATCTTGGAAGGTTTAATTATAATTATGTCTTTAAGCTTATTATTAAAGTTAATATTATCTTCCATGATAGTAGTAGGTACTAATCCAGACGTTGTTTGATTGTACGGATTTATATCTACTATATCTCCTGATGAGTTTTTATAGTACAGTGTAGAATTGTATTGTACAGATTCACTAATAAGAGTAGCTGTATTTGCTGCTTGCTCTTCGGCAGTAGTACCTGCTGCTATCTGTTCTGTCTGTCCAAAGTTATTATTTAATCCAGCATCATTCTTATCAGAAGCAATAACAATCTGACCTAGATCTAAGTTGCGCTCAACTACTCTACCTGTGGTACCTGATGTTTTACCTATAACAAAGTCGCCTGGAAGAAAGTTAGAAGCAATATTACTTTGAGTTGTAACAGTTCTATGAGGATATCTTTTCTTAATAAGAGCTCTCATCTCTCTTTCAGATAAAGGCCAACCTGATTCTCTTAATCCGTCATTCATTATGAAAAAGGTCCAATGAAAGTCTGGAGTACCATACAGCGTTTGTGATACCATATCCGGCCTTTCACCGTCTTGAAGAGTATACTTTTCATAAAAAGCAACTTCATCTTTTAATTGATCAGCAATATCTACATATGCAGAAATATTAGGAAAGATAGTATCAGCTTCATTATTACCAAAGTTATACTCTACAAATGGAAATCTTTTAAAATACATTTTAATACCCATCCTCTAATTCTATTAAGGCTCTATGAAGTGTACCTGATTCAATAAACGCCATAGTAATATCTACTTCTGTAAAATCTCCACCTTCTAGAAATCCCATACCAGAAGCGTTATAAGTAGCTGAAAAACTTCTTATATATGAAGGAAGAATTTTAGTAGCAAGGCGTTGTTTTTTATTTTGATATTTTAAGTCTATTTGAAAAACGTCTGGAAACTTATACCCAGCATTAATATCACCCATCGTAATAACTTCTGGGTATAGATTCTTTCGAAAGAATTTAATTATATCTTTTATTGATTGAGTTTCCTTTTTAGATGTAGGGAGTAGTTTAAATGTAAATGTAAACTCTCTTAAAGGTACACTCTTAAATAGTGCTCTTGTGTTTGGATTAACTGACACTCTTGTAGCTGAACTAACAGCTCCTTTTATAGCATCACCTGGTAAAAACTTAGCAGCTCTATTAACTGCTAGCCTAGCTAGTTCAGGACTGTTAGCAGCTCTTCCTGTAATAGCATCAATGATTGATTGAGCACTTTCACCGACTCCAGACATTAAAGCAGGTAAAAGATTGGCTCCTTCAGCCATAGCTGCTGCACCTCCAGCTCCTAGTATACCTAGATCGACGTTAGAGTAAGCTGCACCATCTGTTATTTGTACGGCTTGTGGAAGATATAAAGTAGCACTGCCTTTAGGTCCTCCTTTAAATTGTTGTCCAGTAGCTCTTTGCATATCTGATGGTTGAGTTCCAGGAGGGCCATTATTCGCAGTATTTGTTGCAGCAGCTTTTCGTTTAGCTTCTGCTTGTCTTTGTGAGTTGGCTATAATATCATCAGGTCCTGATACAGTGGTATTAGCCGCTGCAGCCATATCAAACAAAAAGTCAACATCAAATGCTTCGACCTCCCTAGCAGTAAATTTAATCTTTGCTGCATATGGTGTGTTTGTCACATCTTCCGGAAACTTGTAATTATCATTCATGGTTAAATATCCAATAAATAGAGTTATCTTATGAAAGTATTTATATGGCTTATTCCGGAAAATATCTAGTTAAACATAGAAGCAAGTACAAAGGCGACGCAGATAAGGTGACTTATCGTTCAATGTGGGAGAGACATTGCTTTGTTTGGTGTGATAACAATCCAAATATACGTAATTGGTCATCAGAAGAGGTGGTTATTCCATACTTCTGGGATGTAGATAAACGTATGCATCGTTACTTTATGGACCTTAAGATAACATATAAGACAGGAAGAACAATACTTGTAGAAGTAAAACCTGATAAAGAGACAAGACCCCCTAAGAGACCAGACAAATCTAAACGTTATATCAACGAAGCTATGACTTATGTTAAGAATATGAACAAGTGGGAGACTGCTGAAGGGTATGCAAAGGATAGAGGTTGGGAGTTTCAGATATGGACAGAGAAGACTCTAACAGAGATGGGTATTATGCCTAAACAATCAAAGAAAGGTGCTTTAAAACCTCTTAAACCTTTAAAGCCCTTTCGTAAGAAAAAGCCTAGAAAAAAGACATAAATACCGGTATGAGCAATTTATTTCAAACACTAGAGATGGAAGCGTTCCGAAAAGGAATAACTCCTCGAACAGCAGAATCAAGAGACTGGTTTCGTAAGAAAGCACAAACGATGCGGCGTGTCAATCGTAATCAGATTATGAAAGAAGAGCCTATAGAGCTAGTTGGTAAGTTTCAGCCTGGTGCTATGGCAATGTTCTTTTATAATCCAAAGACAAAAGACAAGCTTCCATACTATGACTCTTTTCCTTTAACTATTATTGTTGATAAAGCTGAAGGAGGGTTCTACGGTTTGAACTTACATTACTTACCTCCAGTACTCAGAGCTAAGTTCTTAGATGTACTATTAGATAATACTAATAATAAAGCATATGATGAGAAGACTAGATTTGCGGTTAACTATAACTATCTAAAAAGATCTGCTCGTACAAAATACTTTGCTCCATGCTTTAAGCATTATCTTACTGATCATGTAAAGAGTAGATTTGCTATCGTACCAGCACCTGAATGGGAGATTGCAACGTTTCTTCCTCTTGCTGATTGGCAGAAGTCTAGTGGTAATAAAGTGTATGCAGATTCAAGAAGGATGTTAAGATGAATATTGATCAATTAAAGGGTGTAGCATCTAAAGGTAGAGGTTTTGCATCGGCTAATCAGTTCTTAGTAGAGTTACCATCACTAGACGGACGGTACGATACAAGAGATCTTAATATACTTTGTACTAACGTTAATCTTCCTGGTAGACAGATAATGACCCAAGAAAGATTAATTGGTATTAAAGCTCGTAAGATGCCAAACGGATTTGCTTCTGATGATATTAGTCTTACATTTCATGTTATGAATGATTATAATATAAGAAGATATTTTGAGACCTGGCAGAATAAGGTTATTAATCAAGACACTTTTGAAATAGGATATGCAAATAATTTTACTGAGCAAGTAAAAGTAAAACAACTTAAAAAAGGAATGGCATTTGACTTTCCTGTAGATAAAATCTTCGGATTGAATCTAGATCTAGATATAAGAACAAGGGATTCTATTGTGTATGAATGTACATTAAAAGATGCCTTCCCAACAACAATGAATGGAATTGAATTTACTGATGAGCAAGACGGTCTTGTTAAGCTCACTGTTCAGCTTTCATATACGAACTGGACTTCGAAATAATAAGGATGATAAATTATGGCATTGCCAAAGATTAACGCACACCCCAAGTATGAAATGGTTATACCATCTTCTAAAGAAAAAGTTAGATTTAGACCTTTTTTAGTTAAAGAAGAAAAGGTACTGATGATTGCAATGGAATCAAATGATACTAATCAAATGTTGCATTCAATAGTAGATACATTAGATGCTTGTATAGAAGATGGTGTTAAAAAAAATAAGCTGACTACATTTGATGTAGAGTATATGTTTACTAAACTAAGAGCTAAGTCAGTAGGAGAAACATCTAAATTAGGTGTAAATTGTGAGCACTGTAGTGAGCAGAATGAAGTAGTAATTAACGTAGAAGAGATTGGTATTACCATTCCTGAGACAGACTTTATGCTTGATTTAGGAGATAATATTGTAGTAGAAATGCAATGGCCTACTTACTCTACTGTTGTAGAAATGGATTTAGATGGTTCTGAAACAGATCAAGCATTTGCTATAATGAGAGCTTCATTAGCAGCTGTACATACTGGAGAAGAAAGAATAGACTTAAAAGGTGAGACAGAAGCAGAGATTCAAGATTTTCTAGAATCAATGAATAGATCACAATTTGAAAAGTTACAGAATTTTATTTCAGGAATGCCAGCTTTATCTCATGATGTGGTATTTAAATGTGGTAAGTGTGAAAAAGATAATAAACAAGTATTACAAGGAATGCAAAGTTTTTTTTAGTGTGTCTATCTCACAATGATTTATTCACTCATTTCCAAACTAACTTTTCTTTAATGCAACATCATAAATATAGTTTGGGTGAGATAGACGAAATGGTTCCTTGGGAACGTGAAGTTTATGTTTCCTTGCTAATAGAGTATTTAAAAGAAGAAGAGCTAAGAAGAGAGCAAAAGTAATGGCTGTAGAGAAAACATTAAGTGATGTAGTAGCTGAATTAAAAGCTAATAATAAAGCTACTGCTCAGACAAATAAGAATCTAGATAAGCTAGTAAAAATGATGACTCCGGACGGAGATGATTTAGAAAGTAAGCTTGATAAACAACGTAAACGTCAAGCTACTACTAAATCAGGCGCGTTTAAGGCTGGTCAAAAAACAGCCGAAGCAATAACTAATCCGTTTAGACTGCTTAATCCAGCCGCAATGATTGCTCCTCTTCTAACTGGTATAGCTGCTTTTAGTGCTGGATTAGCTGGGTTGCGTGGTTGGGAAGTTGGTGCTCTTAAAAAAGTTAAAACAGGACTAAGTACACTAGGTGATATAGCTGCGAAAGGTGCGGATAGTCTTAAACTAGGATTACTAAGAAGAGTGTTTGGTATTGGAGCTGACGGAGAGAAAATATCAGGTCTAGGTAAAAAGGGTGATCTTACTAAAGTAATGTCTGTTGAAGAAGCTGTTAACAACAGGATACAAGCTTTAAGAACTAAATTTCTTAACACATTTGGAATTGGAGCAGACTTAAAACCTATTCAAGATCCAACTGATGCTATGAAGGTAAGTGCTAAAGGATCTTTAGCCTTAAGAGCAACAGCTGCTATGGGTAAAATATTAAACCCTGTACGTA